ACCGTCAGGTAACTGATTAACTTCTTCAAATCCTATCCCGTCAACTGTACTATTTAAACCTGCCATTTTATGCTATTGAACCTAATTTAACCCAAGTATCATTAGCAGTTAAAAACATATAGTGTTGACTATTCTCTCCATCCCAAGCTACTCCTGATAATGGTACTCCAGTCACAACTCCGTTAGGGTCTCCTAATACATTCGTTATTTTACCAATGTCTGTTCCTCCTGAACCAGCTCCCATTCCATTAGCCATACCTTGAACTGTACCTAATACTGTACTTCCTGTTGTCATTTATTTTGACCTCCTTTTGTTTCTATTAACATTTATGTTTGTCTCCTTCTACTGAAAAATCTAAAAAATAAAAAAAATAAATTAAACTGAACAACTACGATGTTGTAATTTTACAAATCGCTTTTGTTCTTAACTCACTTACCACAATCCGCTGAGTAATGTTGGCTGCACTCATTTCATAAACTGGCAACTCAAAGTTTTCTACTGTAACTGGTCGCTTTTCTGCTATCATATAAGCGTGCATTCTATCAGTCACATAGGCGTACTTACTGTAAGTTGTTGATGGTGCTGCATTAGTTGAAAATTTCAGAACATTCAATCCAAAGATTGTTCCTAAAAATCCTCTTTCTAACATATCTCTATTTCCAACCTTATTTGCTTCAACAAAAGTATCAATGTTTCTTAAATCATTCAATACTTCCATTCCTACAAATATTGTAGTTGGTGTATAGTCTTCATCATCCAAGTATTGCATAGCCCGTGCGATGTTTGCAATCGTAATTGCTGCTCCGCCTGCTACTGTACTATTTGCTTGGTCTAATCCATTAGAAAGAATAAGACTTGTCTCATTCTCAGCCATTCTCTTACCCGCAACCCTTACATTATGGTCAAGTAAATTCCACTTTCCGTCTTCTAACATCTCCTTAGTAATCCTGATACTTACTCCATATTTCACTGGCTTAAGATTGTCAGATGTATATTGTGTCTGGTCAATAGGAACTTGCGAACCTTCTCCAACCACTCTAACATCCATCTTATTAGGTGTTACTAAGTCAACGTCAATACTACTTCCTGGAATGTCACCTGTACCAAAATAAATTGCTGCTTCACTTCTTGGTATTAAGTTTTTATCAACTTCATCTATTAATGTGTCGTAAATCTTTCTTGGAATTAACAACTGACCTTCAGTTCCTAATCCTGTTTGTAATAATTCGTGCACTGCTTTTAATTTTTCCATTTTAACCGTGTACATCCAATACTACAAACTCATCATTACTTCCGCAAGTAAATGTCCTTCCAATCTGATTAATCGCACTTGAGTATCCTAAAACGTGTGAACCAATGTAAATAACTTCATCATCATTGTTACATCCTACTAACTGTCCTGCTTCAACTACAACTGTTCCACTAACTTCAACTAAGAATGTTCCTCTTGTAGCTAAACTTACTGGTGCTCCTGATGCTGCATTATGTAAAGCTACACCTACAAAATTTCCACTTCCAGTTGTATGGAATAATCCCACATCTGTCGTTGCAAAACTATCAATTCCACTTGCCACAACTCCTGCTGCGCCTGATGCTCCTAAGAACCATCCTCCACTAACAGCTTCTTTTGCGTACCCAGTTATAACTCGTGGTGCTCCACCGTCATAAATTGGTTGATATCCGTATGTATTTGCTGGCATATTTTTTCCTCCTTTTTAAGCATGATTGTGATAATAATTTAAAAAAAATAAAAATAAAATGTGAGTTTATTATCTCACTAACCTTTTAAGTTTTGAATCTGAACCTTCCTTCTGATAATCCTTATAAAGTGAAAATCCTCGTCCGTTTTCTGCTCTCTCTAAAGCGTATCCTTCCTCAGCAGCACTTTCTTCTTCTGCAGGTTCTCCTACTTCTCCTTTTGTCTCATCAGCAGGTTCTTCAGCTTTAGGCTCTTCAGCTTTAGGTTCAGCTACTTCTGCTTCAGCATCTTCTTTCATTGTTTTCAGCTTTTCTTCTGCTTGCTTAATTTCCATTTCTTTAAGTTGAATTTGAATTGCATTAAATTTTTCATCTAACGCTTTCATCTTAGAACTTTCTTCAGCTACAGGTTCTTCTACAGGAGCTTCTGCTTCATCCTTCACTTCTTCTTTAGGAGCATCAACTTTTGTTTCTTCTTCTGTCATATTTGCACCTCCTTTTGAATCATCTTCAGATAGTTCCCCTTTCTCCCCATCTGTATTATTAATATTAACAATTTTCTTTTCCAATTTCAACGCTTCTTTAATTTGAAAGCCGTTCACCATAGCTGTTGCCAATGATGCTCCAGGGTCTCCAGGAACAGCAACTAAACTAATCTCCATTCCTTCTAATCCAAGCGCTTTCATGCTCCCATCTTCTTCCTCAACCAAGTCCTTAACACCTGCCCCAATACTAACCTCTTGTATTCTTTTGTCTGTAATCATTTGCTGAATTTCCTTATCCATAATCATAGCTTCAAACTGAATCTTTCCCATTCCTGTTTCGCTTCTATCAAAATGTACGTTTTCAGTTGTTCGACCAACAATATTTTTAATCTCATTTTTATGGTCTAATAGAATTGGTTTATTTCGAAAAGATGGCGCTGCTTTTTCCAATTCTTCTGCAATATACTTAACACCATTTCTTGTAGTCGTTTCATTAATGGCAGTTCCTTTGATTAAGTAGTTATCACCAAACATATTGGCTTCAGATATTGGTGCACTAAACTCCAATACTTTCCAATCTTGAGTATTCTTATTTATCATCTTAATATATTTAATTGTCTTTTATTTAAAAACTATTAGTTATAAATTATATAATAATAGCCATTTATTGCTGAATCCATCCATTTGTGCACAATTTATTGCCTTCTAAGTTCCAACATTTTCCATTCGGCAATCCATAATAAACTGATAAATCATAACAAGTCATAGTTATATCTCTATCTTTACAATAATAAATTAAATCTATTGGCTCAACACTTTTTGTTTCATCACAAGTTTTTATATCAACCATTCCACAATTTTCTTCACAAATTTCTTCTTTTTCTCCTGTCAAAGTAGAAACTCCCTTTACATCAATCACTTCGTTTTTCATATAACAATTATCCCAACATTCATATTTCTGTCCTTGTGGTATACATTCAATTATTGGCTGATAATCATTCCAATCTTTTGTTTTAAGATAAGTATCTTTATCTTTACAAACTTTATTATTTAACTCTTTTTGAATATCTCCATTATTATCAAACCACCAAAGTACCCAATTTCCATCTGGAGTTTTATAGCAACTTCGAGTATAACCAACATCTGAATCTTCATAAACCATATTTGGACTCATTGGAGAAACTGCACCATAATAAACTGTTCCTGTTACATTTGCATCTCCAGCCACTAATAATTTTTGAGTATGTCTTGTCGTTCCAATACTTAAATTTCCATCTGCACTTAATCTCATTCTTTCAGCAGTTACTCCATTAGAATCAGTTGTTCGCCAAGCGTGATATGCATTTTTTATATAATGTATAAAATTTAAAGCACCCGTAGAATATTGAATCCTACCAATTAAAGTATTTGAATTATTTCTATAATCATAATAAGCATTTTGGTCTGAACGCAACTGGATAGCAATTGGTGCACCTAAATCTCTGAATAATACATCTGCACCTGTTCCATTTGTAGTAACTCTAAAAGGATTTACTGGGTCTTTTGCTATTATTTCAACTTGTCCATCTCTTCCATTAATCATTAAAACACTTGAAATATTCATTGTTTTTGTAGTTACATTATCTGCGATTTCAAACCTATAAGGCATTGCAGTTCCAACGACAGGGTCTCCTGATGCTGGATTTGAAATTAATAAATTACTTGCTTCATCAATCATAATATCACTTGCAATATCAATTCTACTATTTGCCCTTATGTTTATACTATCTGTTGCTAAACTATGAATCCAATTATTATCATTTCTAAATTTAATCTTTTCATCTCCAAACATTTTTAAATCATCATTCATATCTATTTCATCATTTGCAGTATCTCCAACTATTCTAACATCACCAGTCGAACCACTAAAAACTAAATTCAAACCTGCATCTGAAGTAGAATCACCAATATTAATTCCTCCACTTGTAACTTTTAAATTATTATTAAAATTCGCTCCACCCCTTGCATTAACCTTTCCAGTATTCGCAGTTACATTAAATAAACTAGCACCAGCATAATTCATACTCATCATATTATTTATAAAGTCAAAAATAAATCCTGTGTCTGCTAAAGCACCTCCGTAAACATCGTCTTGGAATCTCATCATCCAATAATCTCCATTAGAAAGTAAAGGGGCTAAACCAACATATTTAGAAACTAAAGTTTGTGCAGAGATATTATAATTACTTGAAATATCTATGTTTTGGTCTGCATTACTTCCATCTAATTTCAAAAATCTATCATCTGAACTTAAAGTCATATTATAATTAAAGTCGTCGTAGGGTATTGATTGGTTATAATTAAAATCATCGTATGGAATTGATTGATTGTAAAACCATTGAGTTACATTCTCTCCTTGAACATATAAATCAGAACTAATATTTGCAATATTCAATTTACTTACTCCAAACACACTTATATTATTTGAAACATTTATATTACTATTATAAGTTATTGCAAGTATGGGTGCTCCAGCAGATTTCCATTCAACACGATTTTTTGATGCACTACCTGAACCAGTTAAAAACCATATAGCATCTACATAAGCAGAATTTTCACCAAAAATCATTCTATCATTATTTCCACTATAACCCATAACAGTTCTTGAAACAGTTGGAGATACCTGCGTCTTAAAAGCCCCTCCTTGTTCTGTTGCATTCATAACAAACTCATTTGAATAAGAAGCACCACTAATATAAGAACTTGTGCCTGAAATAATCTTACCATTAAAATGTCCTGCTTTAATATCTCCATCAGTAGTAACATTAAAAACAGGAACTCCTGAAACCTTCATACTCATCATACTATTCGTTAAATCAAATAATAATCCTGTATTGTCAAACGCCCCACCATAAGCATCATCAATATATCGCATCATCCAGAAATCTCCATCAGATATTTTTGGTGTAAATCCTACATACTTTGCCCCATAAGATTGTGCTGAAAAATTATATAAATTTGAAATATCTATATTCTGATTTGCATTGCTCCCATCTAATTCAAGAAAAGTATCTACAAAACTTTCGTTTAACTGACTAAAATTTCTAATGTCTGGATACAATCCAAAAAAATCAAGTTTTCCTGTCTGAGAATTATAAGTTGTAGGCAGAGCACTAGTAGATGCAATCATCATAATAACTACTAACAGTGTTATTATCCATAACCACCAAAGATTCTTAGAAACAAACTCATAAATTTTATTCATTATGAATATGCCTCCCCTGTTCCACTTCTGTCATCCCAAATTTTATCAAAAATATTATTTCCACTAGAAAATAACCCACTCACCATCTTTTGTCCTGAATCATAAACATTCTTTCTTATCATCCAGCCAGCACTACCAGTTCCAGTTCCTGGAACAGCTAATCCTATATAAATTGGATTATAAGAACCTTCATAATCTAACAATTGCTTATATCTTAGTGTGAAATCTTCTAATCCTGTTCCACTTACTACTGTTGTTCCACTAGCTGTCGTAACTTTAAGCTCATTATTAGCATTAACTTCAGCAAAATTTCCTAGCCCTGTACCGTCAACTATTCCAACTGGCATTATACTTTCTCCCCATTAGCAATCATAAGCTCAGCTAATATTAACCATAATAAATAATTGGTAACAGTTCCATCTCCATAATTAAAGCCAGTTGGTTTCTTCAAATTACTATCTCTAGTTTGAGAACCAACTGCCATCATATCACTCATAAAGTGTTGTAAAGTTAAACTTCTTCGGTCTATCTTCTCAACTTTGGTGTTACCATTTATTTCTTGATTTTCTTTTACTTGTTTTAATTCTTGGTTTGTTTTTTTTGTCATCTTCTTTAATTTCTTTTAATTTTTTAATCTCATTTACCTTCTCCTTAAGCTCCTCCTTAACTTTTTTCTCAACAATCACTGGTTCTACTATAACTTCTTCAACACGCTGAACCTTGTCACCAGCAAGCACCCAATTTTGTCCAGTATTTTTCATAATATCTAATTTTTTCATTTTATGTTACCTCCTTTTGTTTTTATAAACTCTAAATGTTTTCTAGTCCTATGAGTCTCAGAGCTCACACCCCTCTTAGTTAGCTCCTGTTCATCTCCACCTTCAAGACCAGCCCTTGTCCCCCACAATTTATTCGTAGCCCCTTGCAATAACACATTAGTCTCCTCGCCACTGCCAGTATAATCAGTCCAATCACCAACCTTTAATACATCCTCGTTATCCACAACATCATTCCCACTATTGCAATTATGAATAAAGTCCACAGTAGCATTCTCAACAATATACCTTCTATTACAGTGTGGGCAAATCTTAATCACCATTATTAAGCTCCTTCATTTCATCAAACATTACATTATCAATCTTCTGCTTAGCCTCTGTCTGTTTATCATGCCATTTCTTTACACATAAACCGCAAACCCATTGTCCAGCCATATGAATAAACGCTTCATTAGTGCATCCTGGAATAGCACATTCAGGTCTTTTCTTATATGTCTTTATTTCACTTACCATCTTAACTTTTTACCTCCTTATTTATCTTCCACAACATAAACAACGCTGGGTCAAAATTTAAATTCGATGCAACATGTCGTGATATGTTCATATATCCTTGAAGCTCATCTAAAAATTCTTTTATCTCTTCTTCAGCTGTAACAACCTTTTGAAATTCTTCTTTAGTCACGCCAGTAGTTTCTTTTATCCCTTCCCAGTGCTTTTCTTCCAATGTTTTGTTATCCTTTTTAATTACCATTTTAATGTCCATGCTCATGCATCACAATATTAAAGTCTGCATTCAAAGGTCTTGAAGCAATATTATAAAATCTCATATAATAAGCGCTACCTGCCTCTAATAACCAGTTTGTATTTTGTGGCGCTGTAGAAACTGTTGCAGATACAAATTTACTACTTGCTCCACTCCCACCTATGAATAAAGCATTATGAATCATTAATCCATCGCTTGATAAATCAGGGTCTACAAATAATTCTGCATCAACAACACTTCCTAATTTAGCTGCATGTCTACTTCTATTAAATATTGGCAATGGAACTCCACTTGTGCTATTTACAATAACATTTTCATAAAACTCAAAAGTAGCATCACCATCTGTTCTTGCATCAAAAGCAAAATGCAAATCATGTGAACCATTACATAATAATACTCCTCCAGAAGTGCCGTCTGGCATTCCAAAAATATATGACCCAGCTTGATATATATTTCCATTAATCATTCTATCTTCAGCTTTCGGAAAACAAATTATACCACTGCCTCTAATCTTTATTCCATCAATTAAACTATTAACTAATAATCTTCCATCATTATTTCCAAAAGAATTATCTACCATTACATAATTAGTTCCATTTCCTGGACCACTTCCTGTCAATTGACTCATTATACTACCTCCGTAATTGGAACTAAAGTGCATCTACACATAGCATGCAAAGGTATATCTGGATACTCTCTAACTCCATAAATCTTTCCATTAAGAGCTTCACATTCTGGGCATGTTCTAGGACCAAAACTTGAAACCCACTGCACCTTCTTTATTCCATTATCAATATATGTCTTCACAGCACCTTGATTTGCAACCCTTGTCACCTCAGTTCTCACAATACCAATAGACCTTACTTCTTTCCTTCTACTCAATATAGGCAATCCAGAGACTCCCTTCATAACCTTACCATTCTTAATTCTATACAAGTCTTTTGGCTTAACCTTCTTAGTAACCTCTTCCGCCATCTCACTCATACTGCTTCCTTTCTTAAACCCAGTCTCCAAAACCTTCTTCAGCTCACTAACTTGGCTATCTGAAAACTTCCCTGCTGCAATTTGAGTTTTAGTAGTCCCTAGCAAATCTTTAAACTTGTCATCCTTTATTGACAAAATAATATCATCTAAATATTCACTAAAATTAAACCCTAACCACTCTTTTAATGTAACAAACTGTTCATAAAACCCCTCATCGTGTTTGTGATTACATGCTGATGTGCAAACATGCTTCTTAGCTACTTTCTCATTTTTTTTTAAAACTGGTGATGGTGGTTTAGCATTCTGTCCAGGAACTATTGGCTGTTTTCTTTCTTCTTCTCTAGCCCTTTCCTCTTCTTCATACTTTTCTTTCTCTTCCTCATCTGCAATAAGCAATTCAACATACTCAGCCTCATTCAGCTTCAATAATTTAACCATCTCTTTCTCTAACAGCTTTCCAATAGCAGGAGATGATGTTGGTATCTTCATAACCTCTGTCATAACTTGCAGTCTCTTAGCTACTTCAAGACTTGATGGTTTACCCCATTCAAATTCAACATGAGTTCCTTCAATACCATTAGCCACTAACACTCTTTGAAATATATCATTCTCAATAACCTTCTCAACCTCAACCTGAATACTCTGTATCCTTCTCTCAAAGGCATCCATCTGAACATTAGCAATACCCTCATTAATATTCCCTGTTCCCATCAATACAGAAGGAACTTGGAAGGCATAAAACATCATATCAATATCATAATTCAAAACAGTATCAAACTTTTCACCAATGTTACCAAAATCAACAACCTTAATATCTACTAAGCCGTCTGTAGCCCATTCATGCTTATTATTCAAGAACTCCATCTTCTCTCCAAAGGCATCTACATCTTTTTTCTTAACCCTAGTCTTCTCTGTTCCCAGTTTAGCGTGCATAGGTGAGTTAGCTTTACGATTCATAAGCATATGTAAATCTTTTTGCTGTTGCAGCAAATTGTCAATAGTATTAAGCGCAGCATAAATTACTCCGTATCCATAAGCATCATCTGCATTCTTATTAAACGGTATATGGGCAATCTGATATGGCTTGAACGGAATTACTTTGCTCTTAGAAAAGTTTTGATACTTCCCCTTATACTGATTATACCCCTCAATAACACCATACTTATCACGCTCAACATACATATAATTTGCATTCAATACTTTCATTCCTTGTGGCACTTCATCCTTGCTTCCACCAATCTCTAAGAATCCATTACCCTTAATCAGTGCTTCTTTAATCCATGCTCTCAAAATAGTATCAAAATTAACATCCTGCATAAAGTTCTCTATAATCTCCTTAGCCCTATCATCGTCGGATGTAATAAAAAATCCAGGACCAACAATAAAATCAATAAACTTGTCAATAACAGCATTTACAAAACCCATATTTCTATAAACACCATCAGTAATATTAAAATCAAATGGATGCTCTTCACCTAGATTAACTGGAAATTTAATTTCCTTTCTATCAATCTCTCCTTTAAATTGTTCCTTCAACAACCTCTGCAAACTAACACCTTCTTTATAACCAGCAAGAGCTGGAGTATAAATGTTTTCTTTCTTGACATCACTCACCTCTTTATTCCAAAACGCCATCTTCTTAACATAATATAACCCTTAAACTTTAAAAATATAAGGGTTTAAATTATATAATTAGTTATAAATGACGATATTTAGGTTTTAATGTTTTTATTAATTCAAATAATTCATCTGAATATTTATGATTTTGTTGTTCCCATAATTTAACTCCTTTTTTCCAATTTTCAAAATCTATTAATTTATCTCCAATAAATTGGTTTTCAAAAAATTTAATAATTTTATTTACACTTAATGAACAAACTTGATATGTACAAGAATTTTGTTTTTTATGAATACATATAGAACCAACACCTATAATTTCTTTTAACATTTCTAAAATTGTTAAATCTGTTATTCTTAATGAAATTGTAAAATATGGTGATATTTTATTAGCACCACCAAATGTAAAACAACCTTCACCATTAACAAATCCTCCTATCCATTCTTTTGTTAATATCATATATAATTATATAATATAACATTTAAAAATATTTATATAGTAAAAATTAGCACAAAGTAGGTTCATAAAAAGTATCTTCTTCCTTAAAAAATAAACAAGCCAAGGCAAGACTGTCGGCATAATCATCATGCCCTCTTTCACTATGATGCAACTTCAAATCACCATTGCCCATAATTTCATATCTCAAATCAGCTAACTGGTACAACAGCTTTCTATGGTGAGGCATTTTCAACTTACCCTGCTCCATCATCTTCTTCAAATTACTATACATATCCATCTTACTCTTAACACTAAACCGAATACCCTCAACCCTATACTCGCTCAGCGTCTCTTTCAGCCAATCTGTTGGACCTTCACCAGCTCCAGTTTCATCTAAATAAATCTTAGTAAAACCATACTTCTCATCCAATATCTTAACCTTGCCAACAATCTCTCTAGGCTTATTAACATCAAAGCTTACAATCTCAATAACTCTAATATGCTGTTTCTGATTCTTCTCAATAACAATAAATACACTTTCGTCTTCTCCCATTCCTGCAATATCTACCCCTAGTGCATACTCGGCTTTTGGGTGAGCAAACGCCATCCCATACTCCTCAACACAACTGTCAATTAACTCTTGCTTAAAATAAACATCTCTGTCTTCAATAAAATTTCCATAAATCTCGCACTGCACATAAACACTATCCTCACCCCATTCTTCAATATCCTTTTCAATCTCCTTTACTCCCTCAGCAGTAATATATGGGTTGTCCTTATAGTTATAATGAAAGCATCCATAATCAGGGTCTCCTTTCATCCCTCTTCTCCATCGTTCCCAAACCTCACCCTTACCCCATGGTGTAGTAGTTTCCCATACAGGAGCTCCTGTATCAAACGTCAACGGTTTAATTGCCAACTCTGCTCCAGCTTTAATAAATGCACTTTCATCTTTGAATACTCTATCATAAGATTCACCTCTCAAGCTATCTGGATTATCAGCACTACCAAAATCAACAGAACAACCATTCTTCCAAATAATCTTAGGATAAGGGCTTCTTGTATAAGTTTTTACATCACCATAAACCCCTCCCTGTCTCATAAGTAATACCATTTTCTCCATAACAATCATCGACTGTTTGAATGTTGGTGCGATAACAATTTGTCTACTATAAATTTCTAATACAGCACCTCTAATTAATTCTCCAGCAATCATTTGTGTCTTGCCACTCCTCCTTCCACAAACAATAATCTTATTCTTATGAGAGCTTCTTAAAACATCAATTTGTTTATCATGGGGCTTCTGATTTAAGTATGCTGCTTGAAAATTAACTGGGTCTTTGAAATCTTCTACTGTAAGTTTGACTGGGTCTTTAAAAACACCTACTGTAAGTTTAACTGCCTTTTCCATTTTTGTCTTCAACAATCACATACTCTTTAAGTCGTTTCATAATCTTATCTGATGACATATCAATATTGACATTTAAGTTTTTACTCTTTGTTCCATGGAATGCAGTATGAGCTTTAATAGAAATATCAATTAACTTTGCCCTAAGGTCTGGCTTCAAATCTTTCTTCAACATAGCATCAATAAGCAATGCAATATGTACTGCTGAATAAGTTTCATCAGACACTAACCTCATACACCTTTCCTCAATCTTATCAGAATCAGTCATCTCTTTAATCCTTCTAATTTGTTGTGCTTGTTTCCTTTTCAAGCTTCCACTTCCTTTCAGCTTAGCTCTAACCTTTGCATCATATTCTTCATTCCCCTTCTGTCCCAAACTTGTTAGCCATTCTTTTGCCATCTTATAACAGTATATTCATAAATAGAAAATAATAATTATTATTTAATTATTATTTATTTGCAACATCAACAGCCTTCTTAACTTTCTTCCTTGAGCCATCTTTTTCATAAATGTCATCATAATACTCAACTGGTACAAAAACGCTAATCCCATGACCTCTCTGTTTGCAAACAAACTTCAATGTATATCCAACTACAACCTGTGTCCTTAAACCTGCATTCAATTGTGCTTCCTTTTCCTCATCAACTTGCAGCAATTTAAATCTATCAGCCTTTCCATATTCATCCAATCCTCTAATATCAACATTCAAAGCATCTTCAGTTACATAGCCGTGAATCCTTTCACTTTCCTTCTCAGCATTATCCAACTTATCCTTAAAATCAATTCGTGCACATTGAGAATCAAAAGGTAAAAAATTCCTTACAAACTTCTGCTCTTCATCAGCTAACTTACCAGCAAAAAACTTAAAGGGTGTCATTCCATTCAATGGCTTCATCTCTCTCTTCTCAACATCAGTCGAAACTCTGTCAATCATTCCTAAATTTCCCATATACTCATACCTCCTTTACAATCATATTCATAAGCAATATAATAAAAATAATATTTATTATGAAGCATCTACCCAACACCTACCATTTTTTTGTTATCTTTCTTCACTTCAACGCCATCTTTAATCTGAACATTCAGCACTTCAATCTTCCCAACCAGCTCATTAATATCCTCCAAAACACCTCTCAAAGTTCCCTTAAACTCCTTCAGCTTAAACATATAATTCTGATACAACCCCTTATCAATCATCAACTCAGCGTGTTCCTTCAAATACTCTTGATACTCAATTTCCTCTTCCAACTTACCAATCATCTTCAAACTCAATTTCTTCTCATCATCAGTCAACTTTCTTTTCGCCATTCTTCACCTCCTTCACATCATTAACAAACTCCATATACTCATCTAATCTCTTCCGAAAAAACTTCCCCAAATTAAACCTCTTAGTCTGACTCATCACCCATTCTTCTTGCTCATCTGTAATCATCACATATTTTCCTTTCATCTTATACTCACCATCTTATATATTAATATTTGAATAGGTTTATATATTATAGGTTCTATATTATATAATAAACTCATCATACACAATCTCTCCCCTCTTCTCACCTTTAAAAGCTATCAATATTTTACTAAATACATCATTCTCCAACAACCACTTACACTTCTCCTTCTCCTCAGCTGACAATTTCCCATTACTCTTAGCCTCCACCCCAATCACTTCATAATATCCCAATTTATCCCAATCAGTACATTTCTTCCAACAAATAAAATCAGGAAAGCCAGTCCCAATAACCATAGGTAATCCCCTACCTCTCCATTTATGTTTAGCACTCATCAACTTTCCACCACCTTCCTCATCAAACTCAACTTGATTCGGAAACTTACTAACAATCCAACCTTTCCCAACCATATCCTTCTTCACCCTCAACTCAAAGTAAGCGCCACTCTTCCTATTCTTCGCACCTTGCTTTACATTCTTCTCATTTACCATCAACATCACCATCAATTTTAGAATGATTCAACTCACCTTCATCAATCATCTGCTCCATCGTAGTATATCTCACCCATATCTCCTTAGCCCAATCAGCAGAATAAAAATAACCATCTAATATCATTCCAGACTCTTCCTCCTCTTCACCTAAAAAACTTATTCCAGGAGGAAACTCTTCATAAACATCATCCATAGGTTGTCTGCTATTTTTCATTATTGTCATTCCAACCTTCAGCATCTTCATAAAATCATCTGTCTTCACCAAATAACAGCTATCACCTACAACATACGGCACATTCCCTTCATAAGTAGGGTTGCCAAATTCATCAGGCACAATAACTCCTATTCCCAACCTTAAACTCTTCATACAATACACCCCTCAAACCACAAACATTTCACCATTGTAAAAAAACATAGCCAAACACAAGTTTCCATCAACATCAAGATACAAGTCAAAGCCCATTCACTCCTACTCTTATTATTCCTAACACCGTGAACCAAACTACAAATCATTTCATTTTCTCCTTCAATAATCTCTTATACTTCCCCTCAACAATCTCATCTCTACACATTCTACATAAATAAATATTATATTCCAAATATCTTTTCGTCAAGCTAGAAGTATTATGAAGATTAATATATTTATTAGCCCCACATATTGTGCATATTTGTTTAGCCATTCTGCACCTCACCATAAAATCCTTTCCTAGCATTCTTCCTCCTCATCCCTTTCCTATTCCTCACTTTATAATTTCTCAAAAATCTATCCTGACCAAAATTACATTCATAAACCAACACCATAGAGTGTGCATGGCTCAGCTCTTCCCTCTCTTCCATCCCCATCAGCATCTTTTGCAACACCTCTTTTTTATTCTCCATTCTACTCTCCAACTCCTCTTCTATTTCCAAATCTATTCTTGAGAGGTATTGCATTCCCATCTTTATCATATTCAAATATTCTCTCAAATTTTAATCTTTCTTTTGCAATCTGCTTCAATATCTTCACCTCATTCTGCGTAAACCCATCTACATCAATTATCATCTTCCACCTCAGTATCTAATCGAACCAAAAAAAATCTATTTGATAAAAATTTTCTTCCACATAAAACTTCATCCCTCATCTTCATCTTATCCTTACAATAAGTTTCACAATCACATTCTCTTTCATAAACTTGGTAGGGGCATTTAGATTTTGTCATTTTCCACCACTTCCAACATCATAAATCTGTAGAATGGAGGTTGAGGTAAAAAAAGTTAAATGAAAACTACTGAACAAACAATTTTCCTCCATTCCTACAGCATGAATATTAATATTATGAATCATCTAACCCCAACTCCTCTAAAATTACTCTAGCACAAGAAATTAAAACGAACACAATTAAAATAATCACTATATGCTTAGTCCATGAGTACAATTCCAACAATGTCAAAGCTAAAACAATTAAAGTTAAGCCAAACAACATCACTGAAGCTATAATTCTTGTTTTATTCATTCTACATCCTCCTGAACAATTAAATCCTTCACCATCAATTCCATATCCAACAGCCTACTCCAAATCTTCTCAATATCATCATTCACCATCTTAAACTTAAACTGAGCAGACTTTCTCGCAATTCTTTCAATTTCCTGTCTCCCAATAACCTCTAACTGCACCATATTCTGCCACTACCCATACATTTAGTCATAATCTCAGTAATTCTTTTGTCTTGCCCCCTTAAAACGCAAATAAACCCTATCTCCATCCTACTTCACATCCTCTAAAACTTTAGTTATAAAACAAAACTGTGGAAAATCACTCTCCTTCTCCAACATCATATCTTTCTGGCGCTCATACTCCAACTCATTCTTCTCTGCAATGCACTCACCACAAATCATATCATCATTCAGTGTAGAACAATGAACCATCCCGCCACAGCAATCACACCTATACTCACTCATATTAAATCTTCCC